TCGTAGTGTCCTACTAGCTACTACTCTACCAGCTTCTCCCTTTGAATAACCAGCCTTCTGTGATGCTTCGGTTATGGTGCAACCTGTGGCTACGAGGGTATCAACCAAAGCTCTTTGTTTGTATGTCAGTCCGTCTTTCTTTGATAACTGTGTTCTTGCCATTTACGATAGATACCAAGTGATTCGTAACCATGTCAAGTAAAAAATTGTAACTAGTTTGCACGACCACACAAAGCTAAGATCAAGTCATCAATCAAAGATTGATCGCTTTAACTGTTATTGCCCTTCGGGAATGTATGTATGGTCTACAGGGGATCGAACTCTCTCTCTCGGATTTTCCATTATTAAAAAGGATATTGATAGTTCTTGTCAACCCACGAGGGGTAGTGGTGCAACAAGATGCCTGGCTTATTGTTTATCCTAAACCAAGCCGATCATCTAGTCGCACCTGACAACAACTATCAAATCCTTTCGATTTGGAGTCAAATCATAAAGGAGAATAAAATGAAATATAACTCGTATACTATCATGTCAAAGGTAGCAGAAGCTATCAAAGACACACTAGAAGATAAATATCAAATGGACTTTTGGTATAATGACAGGACCTTGGATGACAAGGATATAGAAGGAGTAATAGTATCAGAAGGTGGATCTAGGGATTCATGGGGAATCACCATAGAAACAGAGGATGATGAAGGTAAGGAGTATACTATGGATATAGGAATAAGAATGAAGGAGATCAAATAATGGATTATCAAGATGAGATTAACAAATACATTGACCTAGCAAAACTAGCAGAACTCAATGGAGATCTAGAAACAGCTGAAGCATACAGAGCAGAAGCACAATGGGTATCAAAGCAAATGGATGACTATGATATCTCAGAACTAAATACTGATTTGGAGGTAGTAAAATGACTGAATGGAAAGTAGAAACTAAAGATCTATTATTTATAAATGATGCAGCTAAACAGGATATGAATGAAGTATTCGACTTACTGTATCCAATAAAAGGCACAGAGTTTATGCAAGGATGGTGTAAAGACAGTATCATGTATGAATGTCTAGGTGCTAGAACAGGCATGAACAATGCCAGTAGCAGAGCAGATCAAGCTAAAAGAGCATTGACTAAGGCAAATGATGATCGTGTAGATACAGTAACAGAGATTGGTCAACAACAAGACTATGACAGAGTATCTACATTCAGAGGATGGTCAGACCTAGCAGACTATTGGACTAACAGATACGACACCTGGTCAGCTAAGTTTGAGATATTATATGGATACACATGGGAGAAAGCTATGGAAGAAAAGAATAAGAATAAATCTACACCATCTAAGCTAAGACAACCAACAGCAGAAGAACAAGAAGAACTTGCTGATAGTATCTTAAACGCAGACATCAAAACATTGGTGGGTGAGGGGATATAATCCCCCCCCAAACAGGAAGGATTCTGGTATCACCGAATGATATTAATTTTAATTATAACAATATACATAATGTATAAAGGAGGGAACTATGCACAAAGAAACATTAGGAATTGTGGATTACTTTTTCAGACTAATCAAAAAAGTATTTATGTCAGTAATCAACGGAGTACAAGGACTTAAATTTCAAGATAGATCAGAGTATATAGGTACATTTGTACTAATATATTTATCACTAGGTGGTGGACTAGTAATGATGTGGATGTTGTTAGGATTAAATCCAACATTAATACTATCAGTAATTGGTGCACCAATATGGATATTCATAGTATGGGTATCAAACAATCTAACAATAGCAATAATCAATGATCGTAAGAAAAGATCAGAATATAAAAGGAAAAAATAAATGGAAACATTACTTATGATACTAGGAATAATAGTACTATCTTTAATGTGTATATCATTTCTCGGTAGTATAACAGCAACATTCTTATTCTATCGTGCAATAACACAGGAAGATAAGCAGTCTGATTAGACTGCTGGTGATAGGAGGTATCACCGAATCCGACATTTTGACTTTTTAAAAAAGGAGGTAAACAATGGGAGGATTTCCACTACCACAAGATAGTTTTACAGAACAGGAACTAGATAGATTTGATGTCATATACACAAAGTACTATGAGCATTGTGAATCATATGATGATCTAGAACAGAAGTGTGTAGAACATATGCTCCATGATGGAGTGAAACTAATCTATACATCAGAGATTAGAGAGATGGTCAGAGAAAGGTTTGAACATGACAACAATCCAGAACCAACAAACCATCTTCCGTAAGTGTATCAGATGTCTAGGACTTGGATTAATAATAGATTGGAATAATCCAGAGAGTTCAGATGAATGTGATATGTGTAATGGAACAGGAGGTACTAATGAATACAGAGGGATTAAAGATATTAAAAGCAAGATTGTGGGATCAAAGAAACAAAGTAAGAGAATCAATCAAACAACCACATGATGCTATTCTTAATGGAAGGATACAAGCACTCAATGAGTTAGATGAATTGTATCTAATAGAAAATGAAATATTAGAGGAGTTTGAATCATTAAGAGATAAACTAACTAAGGACATCAAGACTGTAGAAGATTGGCTTAAACAGTTAGATGAGTTTAGATTTGAAACCAGATAGGAGGTAAATCATGCGAAGCATAAGACCAGGACATTACCAAGCAACTATATCTTATGGTCAAGATCAAGTGATCGTAGTTAATATTGTTAAGATAAAGTCTAACTTTCAACACAGTATTACTAAATGGAGATTGACTGTTGATGATAGTGTACTAGGTCCACAACATAGAACTGATTGGGATACTAAGCAGATGGCTATGGAAACAGGAAGAAAACAAGTAGAGAATCTTATGTTCAGAGCTTTAGAACGAAGGATTATCAAGGGTTTTCAACTACCTAAAAATTATTATGGAAAGGCTAAATTATATGAAGTGTAATGCAGAAACATTTAAAGATCTAATGTGTAAGGTAAATAGAATATCACCAGGTGCAGAGGTAAAGTTTGCATCAAAAGTATATCATGGTACTAGAGAAGAAGGTGAGTTCAAAGAACATGAGTTCAAAAAAATAAATAGTATTCTAATTGAGTTTGAAACTTACTCAGGTAGAGATGAGATAATTATAACAGTTGAATAGTATGAAAAACTATAGAGTTGTATTATCTTGGAATGTACAAAAAACTTATTTTGTGAATGCAAAAGATAGTGAAGAAGCAAATGACAAAGCAATACATGGTGGAGGACTTGATGAAAGTTATGATTCATATGAGTTTGATGACTATATTGAAACAGTAGAGGAGGACGAATAATGCTACCAACAGAACTAGAATTTCCAGTTCGTGAAGAAGATGTATACAATCAACATGGATCTAAAATAAGTGGATACAAACAGTTAGTACATGATACTAACAATGAGTTGATTGCTGTACATAAAGATACTTACAGAGTAATTACTCACAATGATGCCTATGAGATGTCATATGAGTTCTTACAAAATAACTTCAACACTAATGGTATGGAAGAACAACACAGACATTCCAACAATGGTGCAGTAATGGCTACTAGATTTACACTACCAGAATATGTTGTGCCATTTAGAGATACACAAATATCTTTAGAAGCTGTGATGTGGAACAGCTACAATGGAATGAGATCATTCAAGTTTGATTTAGGTTTCTATCTATGGCTATGTATGAATGGTTTAAGAAGTCCTATATGGGATCTATCTTTATCATCACAACACAAAGGTACTAGAGATATTAAACTACATATACCTAATCAGTATGATGCAGTAGACAGACTAAAGACTGTCAAAAATAGTATGGAAGTCTGGACTGAGATAGATGTAAACTATGGTGAGCTTAGTTATGAAGTAGATAAGCTATGCTTACAGCCTACAAGAACTGATAAAAGCCATGTAAATCAACAACATAAGAGATACATACTAGATCAGTATGACCAGAACTATGCTAAAGAATTTGGTGAAAACAAGTTTAGTGCATACCAAGCTATAACACATTGGAGTACACACTACCCAAGTGATTCAGTTAATACTAGATATGATCGTGAAAGAAAGGTTGCAAACTGTCAGTGGTTTCACTAAAACAGAATAGAGGGCAATCGAACTTCATAGTATATGATCTCCTTCCTCCGCATGGTTGCCCTCAACACATAAACATTATGGGAAAAAAAAGAGGTGTAGTACCTAAACATATGCTAGTATTAGAGAGATGTTTAGTCTGTAATAAAAAATGGACTAAAGCTATGATGATAGACTACAGAGAATACACTTGTATAAAGTGTTATAATAGGAGGAGTGATGAAAAAAAAAACAATTAAATATGATTTTAGTAATCACATTAAGATTCATATACGCACAGAAGCAGATATGGAGAAATTGTGGGACGTTTTTGGAACGGAATTCTTCCATTTAGGTGATAGAAAAATTATATTAGTTGAATACAAAGGGTATAAAAATGAAAAAAATAAATCCTATTGATCCAGGCTATTACATTGGATCAGACTTTCAAGTAATGGATGTAATAGAACAGTTCAAACTGAATCACCATGAAGCTTGTGTTCTTAAATATGTAATTAGAAATAGACATAAGAATCCTGATAACCCAACACAAGATTTAAAGAAAGCTCGTTGGTATATAGATAGGTTAATAAATCAATATGAAAGTAAATGATCTAGTCAAAGGGTTTGTAAGAGATAAAAGATTAAAACCAAATAAAAAACAAAAGTATAATCTTGCAGATCCAGTACAAAGAAAAAGATGGTGGATAAAAAAAGTATGTTATTTAGCTAGAGTTTGGTTTGATCGTGAGATAGAATACAAACTAAGAGTAGGTTTAATAAACGGAGATCCATCTGCTAAAAGATTAGCTGATGCATTATGGAAAAAAAAAACTGATATTGAAAACATTGTAGAGAGGAAGGTCAATGAATATAAACAATCAAAAGAAAGTTATAGACAGAAGCTTAGGGATCGGAGGGAGTGATGCTACCTATATTGCAGCTGGTAAATGGAAAGAACTGTATGATAAAAAAAAAGGTTTAGTAGAAGAAGATCTAACATTTGTATTACCAGTACAGCTAGGTATACACACCGAATCATTTAATAGAGAATGGTTCACAGCTAATTTAGATTTCCCAGTACAAGAGATAGACCATACACTAGTACATAAAGACTATCCATTTATGTTAGCTAATGTAGATGGTTTTGTATTGAATCAAGATCTAAAAACTATGGGTATCTTTGAAGCTAAACATACAAACATGATGACTAAAGAAGATACAATCATTGAGAAATATTATGCTCAAGTACAGCATTACATGATGGTATCAAATATGAAAGAAGCATGGTTATCAGTTATCTTTGGTAATGTAAGATGGAAAGCATTTCACATACAACAAGATAAGAAGTTTCAAAAGAAACTATTAAATGCAGAGCATCAGTTCTGGACAATACATATAGAAAAAGATGTACCACCTGATGACTATGTAGATTTTCAATCTATTGAGGAGGTAATATAAATGGATGAGAGTACAAATACTAATCTTAAAGACAAGACTTTGGATATATGGAATCAGGCTAAAGAAACTGATCCTAGATTCACTAAGAAAGTATCCTTTGGAGCTAGGAGTTTTACTTCTATTGATGCTCACTATCAGATCAGACGAGCTACAGAGATCTTCGGACCAGTTGGTGCTGGTTGGGGGTATGATGTCAGCTACAATACTATGACAGTAGATAGTAAAGCATTTCAATTTGCAGATGTATCTGTTTGGGTATCTAAACCTGAATACAAATATGGTCCAGTAAGAGGTTGTAACTTATTAGTAGATGGTAAAGGTAGAGTAGATGATGATGCACCAAAGAAAGCATTGACAGATGCACTAACAAAAGCACTATCACATTTAGGATTCAATGCTGATGTATTCATGGGTATGTTTGATTCAAACAAATATGTGAAACAGCTAGAAGAAAAATACAAGGGTAATGTAGATAAATCAAAAGTACAGGAGGTAACAACTAATGATTAATAAAGTAATACTTGTAGGTAGAACTGGTACAGATCCAGAAATCAAAACTATCAAGTCAGGTGAGATGGCTATTATGTCTATCGCTACAACTGAGAAAGTTAGAGATAAAGAAACTCAGCAAATGACTGATAAAACTACTTGGCATAAAGTAGTAACTTTTGATCCTAATCTATCAAAGACAATTAAGAACTATGTAACTAAGGGTACTCTATTATATATCGAAGGACAAATAGATGTATCACAGTATACAGATAGTAGTGGTAATAAAAAATATAATACATCAATTCTAATACCAAGATTCTCTGGTGTTATGAAGATGTTAGGTGGTAAGCAAGATAAGTCTATTGAATCTATCAATAGTGATGCACTACCTGATGATGATATTCCAGATATACCATTTTAAAAGTTTGGGCGTTGAATCGTAATACTAGTTTAATTAACTTAATGCGTGGATATAAATGAAAACGAATCCACCACCCATAAAAGTTTCCCCTTTTATACCTTCACCTAGTGGTGGTTGTTGGGGAATTTAAGAACGATTAATACAGGCGTTATATCCTAGTTAAAGCGTGTGTTGGTCAGCTTCTGAAAGATTACTAGAGGAATCGAGTTGGAGCAAATATAGTAGTGGTTTGTGTGCATTTATAAAAAAAGAATTCCACTATTTTAAACAGTATGGTTGGTGTGTAAGGGCGAAGCAATAAGGTCATCCTGGAAAAGCCATTAAATCATTCCAGGTTCATGAATTGACATGATATAAACAAAGCCATATATATACTACATGGTATTAAAATCTCAGCTTGACGAACTAATAGAAACCTTAACTGATTATACTAAGTATCTATCTCAGTTCGGATATGATGATGAAACAATCTTCTGTGCATATGCAGTTACTGCTATGTATCTAACAGGAGAAAAGAACTCTAAGAACATTGGTAAGTCTATAATGAAAAAGGTTAAGAGTATTAATGTTGTTGAGAGTACTGGTCATACAGTTCACTAGCATATTGTAAAACATCAAAGTCATAGTAATCCCAAAACTTAAACTCTGGTTTATGTTTACCCCATGTTAGTTCTGAATGATGTTCAAAACATAATGGTACTACAAGATGATTAGATCTTTTAAATTGTACTTGTGAACCTCGTAAGTGGTGAACATTCATAGGAGTGTTTGATGTACATCCAGGTACACAACATCCATGTTCAATTATTTTATTAAAATATTTTTTATCTTTAGATGTATATTTGCCCATCCCAAGAACCATCCTTCCTTAATAACATTGGTATTAAGTATGGTACACCATTAATGATACAACCACAAGATAGTATTGGTTTAGCTACATTGATCTTCATGTATGCCATGGCAAGTGATGCTTTGTTTACAAGACAACCTACTGACATACCCCAGTTTAAATGAAAGTCATTACCAACATACTCTATATTTGACTGCGTGTGGTAATGCCCTTGGCATACCGAAGCAGACATAAGCTGTACTGACTTCACAATATTTTTAGATACTTGATGTGCAAAGTATATCCTACCGAGTGTATTGTTTTCCCAATGATATTCTTTCCACTTCCAACGAGATGATACATCTAGTATTTCATTATAGTTTTTAAGAAAGAACTTAGACATTCCTTTTGCCATAGCTCTACGAAGTACCATAGATCCATGATTAGATTCTAATAGAATCATATCAGGGTACATCTTCTCTAGCTTCTTGATCCAATGCTTACCTACTTCAAGCTCATCTGCTGCCGAAGGTAGGTCTGGATTAATAACATGGCTTACATTGATACTATGCCAATCCATTTCATCACCGATATTAATTACTTTATCCCAAGCATATCTATTCTTTAATGCGTTTAAGAAAGAAAAGCTGTCAGGATGGTGATATGGTATATGAAGGTCAGAAATGACCAAAATCTTATCCATTTTTCCTGTTTTAAGGACTGTGGGTGGGGTACTTAACTTCTTCTTGTATGATCTACTTGTCTTTTTTAAATCTGTCTGCGATTTTTTCACCTGATCTACCAATAGTATATCCTCCTATACCTACTAAAATAATATTTAGTAATGAGTTCTGTACAGATTCTGGAATATTAGGTGCAGTATAACCGAACCAATGAGCTACCATTAAACCAGCAAAGACCAACATCATAATTGGTCGCCAGTTTCTTTGTAAGAAACCACCTTGTGCTTCTGTTTGTATAATTTTAGCAGCACCTTCTAGTTCTGCTAGTTCACCAGATATAATCTTCTCCTGGACTTTAGCTTTTAGTTTGTCTGCTTCTCCTTTATTGTCTACTACTTTGTCTATGGTTTTGAATACAGCACCAGCAACTGGTCCTAATAAATTAAGCAACATCTATCTCCCTCATTGTTAATGCTAGTTCGGATGCTCTGTTTGGTGTTTGACGATACCAAAGAGAATCAATCATTTCATCTGAGGCATCAGTATACCTAGCTTCTTTAAGAGCAGATAGCATACCTTTAAATTTAGATACACCACCTTCACCCATTTGATAAACCATTTCTATTACTACTTCTTTTGCAGTAGTATCTATATCATAATCACCGACTATATTGTCAGCACCTTCACAAGCAGTTTGGAAATCTTGTTCGAACAAT